CTTGATTATTATTTAGAACTTGATTATTATTTAGAACTTGATTATTATTTAGAACTTGATTATTATTTTGATTATATTTATTTAGAAGATATTTTGAAAATTTGCGTGAATTATATACAACATATAATCCGATTGTTGTATTAATTAATGTATTATTCATTAATGTATTCATAATATTATTCATTTTAGTCTGGTGTAATTTATTTTATATTTGTAATACTTTTATAATTATATACTTATTGAAATCAATTTTTTTCTGATATATAATTAAATAATGAGACGTTTCTTCGGAAAAAAACCACAACATCCTGACCAACAACCACCACCCCAAAAACTCAATAACCCAAGCATCCAAGAACATAAAAAACTTATACTTACTAAAGAAACACATACTGATTTTTTACAATTTATTAAAAATTTAGAATTAATATCAAGCGATTATAAAGAAACACCAAAAACATATAATGATAAAACAGAATTTCAATTGTATATGATTAAACATTATGCGATAACGAATTGTGTTCTTAGTATTAATGAAATTATTAAACAAATAAAAAAATATTGCGAATTTGATTATAAGCCATCAAACTATAATGAGCCATCAAACGATAATAAGTCATCAAACGATAATCAGTCATCAAAATATAATAATACTAAAAAATGGTATAAGGAAATTGATGAAAAAAAATTGCCTTAGCAACACGCATATCTGAAACTTATTTTTATATTCCGAATGACCTAAATAAGCCGATCCAAGACGAATTGAGCAGGTATATAGCTGATATAAAATTACATTGTAATAATTTAAAATGGATATCAAACTATATTAAACTTGTATCAATTGTAATTAATAAGTGTATAGTTTATATTAATAAGGTAGAAGCACAATTTGAACAGCCAATTTCACATTCTGGTGGTAAAAAAACAATCAGAAAAAGAATTTCCAAAAGAAGTTCTAATAAGAAAATATTAAATTAAATGTTTCCGAAATGTGAATGAAATTCGCTTATCTTTTATTTTTTTTTCAATTGGTATTTCATGTGTAAATTCTTTTTAAAAATCACCACCCATTATTAATATTTCATTTGATGATGTTGGAATATCCATTACAATTTTATTGGTTTCTTTATTTCTTATTCTAAATTTTCTAGATGCCCCATATGATATAGATACAATTCCAACATTTGATAATGCTTTTTCATCATCACTATGTTTCCCAATATAATGTTCTCCATTTGGATATTCATTAATTAATATACCATTAAAATCAGAATTTAATTTATTATTAAAAAAATCTAATAATTCCTTCAATGATTTAGTTAATTTCTTTGATTTAGCTAATTGTCCTGAATATTGATATCCAATCGAATTATTTGAAAAAAACCCTATATTACGATGTTGAACAGCAGGATTTCCATAAACCATTATTGATGGCTTTTCATCAAGTTTTCCATTAATATCATTTACACAATTTAATAATAATTGTTCAATATCAATATTAATTTTTCCTAAATATGATTTATCAGTTTTAATATAATAATCCATTTCCATTATAAAACATTAATTTTTTAAAATTCAATTTTATTATAAAATTATGTTTTAGAATTATTTTTAAATTCTCATTCTAGATATTTCATTGAATGGTATTTTTTTATATAATATTTTATTGAATGGTATTTTATTGAATGGTATTTCATTGAATGGTATTTCGTGGGTATAATTTCATAGTTGCCTCAGGCATGCTTTTTTTTAAAAAGCATTGGCAAAAATGATTATCACTAATATCCCACCCCCGACCGAAGGGAATAAAAATTTTAGAATGTAAATATAAAACATTTAGTATTTTGATTACAATTACATAAATGATATCACACGTAATCATAAATAAAGTATTGTTATATTTTTTCTACATATAATACATTTCATTTATATTATTATAATTCATCATTGATAATTTTAATATAAATTATTATTCATTTATAACCTTATTACAATAAATTTTATTCCCTTCGGTCGGGGGTGGGATTTTTAGTATAAATCATTTTTGCCAATGCTTTTTAAAAAAAAGCATGCCTGAGGCAACTATAAAATTATCCCCACGAAATACAATTCAATAAAATATCATTACATAAAACATCTAGAAATACTTTTTAGAAAAAAGTATAATCAAAAATTCTAAAAATATAATTCTAAAAAAATATATCTAGAATAGAAATTTAAAAAAATAATCCTAAAAAAATAATCCTAAAAAAATAATCCAGTGTTGGAGACAACTGAAATGTGATTTTTGCCAACACTTTTTTCTAAAAAGTGTGTCGGAGACAACTGAAATGTGATTTTTGCCAACACTTTTTTCTAAAAAGTGGTTAAAGTATTTTCTAAATATATTATAAAATGATTACACCTAATAATAATCAATATGGAGGTGAATTTTTGGGTAAAGGAACTTTTGGATGTGTAATCAGTCCCCCATTAAGATGTAAAAAATCATTATATAAAGTCCCATATTCAATTGATAAAAGATTTATTTCAAAAATTGTTGAATATGATCCTGATAGTGAAGATTTAGCAAATGAAATTGAATTTGGATATAAAATATTAGAAATTGATCCAAATCAAAAATATTTCACTCCAATTATGACAGCTTGTCTTCTAGAACATCAAAAACATAAAAATCTAGAATATCATACATCTAAAAAACGTTCTAGTTATAATTCATCAAATAATTCATCATCATCATCTGGAATTAGTCATAATAAAAATAAATGTATTATTTATCGTGATGAGGAATATATGAATTTTATATCTAAATTTGGAGGGAAAGAACTCAAACAAATTCTCTATTCACAAGATGATAACCGTTCAAAAATGTATGTTCAACGATATTACCGTAAAATAATGAAACATTTATGTCAAGCAATTTATCTACTTCATAAACACAATATTCTTCATAAAGATATTAAACCAAATAATATGTTAATGAAAATTCATCCACATCGTGATCAAGCTAATTTAACATTAATTGATTTTGGACTTTCAGAAATATTTGATAAAACAGAATATACATTAGGCAATTTTCAATATAAACTTGGAGGTGGAACTAGAGTTTATACACCACCAGAAATAGCAATTATAAGTTCAATGTGTGATGTAATTAGAAAACACAAACATGTTATACCATCTAATTTTAAAAAATTAGTTGATCAAAAAATTGAACGTCGATATTCTAGCACAGCGAAATATTTTAATGAAAATATCGGATTAACTAAAAATGGATTATCTCTAGAAAACCAACAAAAAGGTGATTCAAAAATAGGACTATTACATCTAAAACATAAAGATGATAAATCAATGTTTTATACTTTATCTGACCAAAAAAATATCTTCATAAAATTAGTTAGTGAATATAATAAAGATAAATTAATTGAAAACTTCACAAAACCAAATGGTTATATATACAAATGGGATGTTTTCAGTTTAGGACTTGTTTTTGTTAAAATCGTAAAAACACTTAATATTGTCGATAAAGAATGTTATGACTTAATTAATCATATGATTAATATTGATTATACCGAAAGATATACATCAATACAATGTTTAGCACATCCATTTTTCTCGAAATCAACTAGTATTAGTAAAAGGAAAAAGAGAAGTTATATTACAAGTAAAAATCAAACTAAAACAAAAGGAACCTCACAACTCAAAAAAATACAAAAACATAAAGCTATTATTAACTATTTACAAAATAATAATTAAACTTATTAAATAAAACATCCCCCCATACCATAAATAAAAAATTGATTTGGAAAATTTATTAATATTTTTTATGTAAAATCAATCATTATAAAACACATAAAATAAATAATTTAACTTATTTAAATGTCATTAATCTTAATATTAGTATGCTCATTAATTATTATATTGTTATTTTTCATAATTTTGTATTTAATTAATCTACATTATCAAAAATCTCTAGATTATCGAGACCATCCAATTCGAAAATTCCCAACTAATCTTCATAATAAAGATTGGGAATATATTAATAATATAATTTCTAAATATTTCCCACATAATAGATTTAATAATCAACCCCCAGACATTGCTTTGATTGATTTAGAAAAATGGCTAAATTTTAGATTAGGTCTTACTATTCGCAATATACCACCTAAAAAACGTAATTTCAAAGAAGAATGGCAAAAGAACTTAACTGGAATTGTTCAAAAAACATTAAAAAAACGTGATTATTTTAGATTGGAAAACTGTAGTTTAGATTCACTCAAATCATATTTACATAAATTACATAATCCTAATAAAAATACTAAAACTACATACAATCCAAATATTGATGTGAAAATTTCAAATGATTTTGATATTAAATCTGAATATAACCAATCACCAATTACAATTGATGAATTTATCGAAGCATTAAATATAAGTGGAACCACACCAGATAAATATTACATTAGTTATAACATAATTAAACAATTACCTTCAATTCATAATTATATTATTAATTTAATGGATAAATTAACACAACAAAATGAATATTCAGAGGAATGGAAAAATGGAATCCTTTTTCTAGAACATAAACCAAATAAAAATCTAGAAGATCCAGAAAATTATAGACCATTAATTAAGATGCCTTTAATGACACGTATTTATCATAAAATTATTACAAATCGAATTTATAATTACATTCTTAAAAATAAAATTTTAAATATTAATGTTCAAAAAGGTTATTTTCGTAATTTTAATGGGTGTCAAGAAAATATATTAATCGTTAAAGAAATGATTAAAGACGCACATAAAAATAACAAATCTCTTAGTCTTCTATTTTTAGATATTGAAAATGCTTATGGTTCTCTTTCAAAACCACTTATTAATTATTGTCTAGAACAATATAAATTCCCAGAATCAATTTCAAATTATATTAAAGGATATTATAATCAAAATAAATGTATGATATCTGTTAATAACAAAAATTATGATACATTTGATTGGAATATCGGAGTTTATCAAGGTGATACATTAGCAAGTATTCTCTTTATCATAAGTATAAATATTGTTCTCAATCATGTATATAAAAAATATCAAAATAAAGGTTATCATATTAAAGACACTAACACATCTATCTTAGCTTTTGTAGATGATATTCTTTTAGTATCAAATAATCGTGATGATTTAATGACAATTTATGATGAAACATCTAGAATCCTAGAAGATATGGGATTTAAACTTAAATTAAATAAATTACGAGTTCTTGAAATTGGACAAGAAAACTTACCACCTCTAATAATTAAAGGTCATGAAGTTATTAAAGTCAATAATAATGTGGAATTTAAACATCTTGGAACATATATTAATTTAAATCAAGATTCATCAGAAATTATTAAAAAATATTGTGATGACCTTGAACAAATTTTTCAACAAATTGATACATTACAAATACATAATCGATATTTAAAAAATTATCAAAAATGTAATATATTTAAAGTTAATATTTTACCAAAAATTAGATGGGTTTTATTATGTGAAAGTTGGGATTTTAATTCAATTAAACAAATTGAAGATATCGAAATTAAATATCTCCGTAAATGGGGCAAATCTAACCAAGATATTATTAATATGCTTAATAATACACGAACTATTATGAAAGAATCACAATATAAACTTTTTTCAAATTCAATTGATGACCGAATTATGGAATTATCTTTGGATTATTATAATATAAATTCAAAAATCAAAAAACAAAATGGTAATAATGATTTCGAAAATCCTTTAGATGTTAAATTTCTTACTATTGATGATACCGATTATCGCTCCGCTATTAATTAAATTTACTTTTGAATATTACTTTATTTTTTATTATTTTTACCAATTTAGGTTTGATTGTGTTTATATAAAATTGATATTTTAAAACAATAATTGATATTTCTAAAATAATAAATGAAGATTATTGTTGTTTATAATTCAACACATTTTTCTAAAGAATCAAATTCAATAAAATATTATTGTGGATTTTATTCTGGTAAGATTTATGAACCAGCTCATTATAATGGCACAATAGAAGAAAGTGAGCATTTATATGACTCATTTACATCAATTTCAAATCCCAACAATGTTATTTTTATAAATTGTTCTCATAATAAAATTGATTCAATACCATATATTCCAAGATTTGTTTTACAATTTTATTGTCAAGATAATCTATTATCATCATTACCTGAACTTCCAAAATCTCTTATTTATTTTAGATGTCAAATAAATTTATTATCTACATTACCAGAACTTCCATCTTCTTTGAAATATATTAATTGTAATAATAATAATTTAATTAAATTACCATTACTTCCATATAAACTTGAAAAACTATTTTGTTCAAATAATAAACTAAAATCACTACCTAGTCTTCCTAAAACTCTTATCACACTTGAATGTGATAATAATCAATTATCTGTATTACCTGAACTTCCTAATTCACTTCAAACACTTAAAATTAGTAGAAATAAAAAAACCCTTATATTACCAAATCTTCCTAAATCACTTCAAAGACTAGAAATTGACCTAAAAACCCATAATTATATTAATGTTTATAAAATGAATTATTTTATAAAATTGATTTATATATAATGGAAAATAATATTATAATAACATATCAAAATAATTATATAAAATCATTAATTTATGGTAAATATTCACACAATGATTCTTATGATGAATCAGTAATCAACTCTAAACTTCGAATCTTTGCTTCATATAGAAATAATTCCAATCATTATATTTGTGTATTTTATGTTGATTCATTAACTTCATTTGATTTTATTCCAACATATAATTTAGATTATCTAGAATTACATTATCAGTGGTTATCTTCAATACCAAAACTACCAAACAATGTTGTAAATTTTAATTGCTATAACAATCAAATAACAAAAATAGAAGAACTTTCAGATTCACTTGATTTTCTCTGGTGTGGAAGAAATCAATTAACTTCATTACCTGAACTTCCTAATTCACTTCGAGTACTTTGGTGTTCTATTAATCAATTAACTTCATTACCTAAACTTCTAAATTCACTTCAAACACTTCACTGTTCAAATAATCAATTAAGTGTATTACCTGAACTTCCTGATTCGCTTGAAAATCTTAGCTGTGAAGATAATCAATTAAGTGTATTACCTGAACTTCCTAATTCACTCCAAAGACTTATTTGTTATGGGAATCAATTGAGTTCATTACCTGAACTTCCTAATTCACTTCAACAACTCGATTGTAGAGATAATAAATTTATGAAAAGAAACAGCATCAAATATTTTTTAAAAATTATTTATATGTATATTTAGAAAAATTGATTTTGTTTAATGTATCATTTTATTTTTTATCTATATTAGTATTTTTAGAATGTTAATTCAAATTAAATATGAAAATGATGAAACCAGATATTATTTTAATTCATTTGGAGAAATTAAAAATTATGATAAAGTTGTTTATATTAATTCTTATGGTAATTATTTAACTTCATTACCAAAACTTCCTAATTCACTTAAAACACTTGATTGTTATATTAATCAATTAAGTGTATTACCAAAACTTCCTAATTCACTTGAAACACTTTATTGTTATAAAAATCGATTAAGTGTATTACCTGAACTTCCTAATTCACTTAAAACACTTTGGTGTCATGATAATCAATTAAAATCATTACCAAAACTGCCTAATTCACTTCAAACACTTTGGTGTTATGATAATCA